TGCCCCTTGATCTGCTGCGCGGTTGCCGTCTCTGATGCTTCGGTCTTCCCGCGAATGATGTCCGCGATGCCGGTAATCTCGTACACCTGATTCTTGATCTGCTCCATCGCGGTATAGGCTTCTTTCAGCGCGTCCGCGATGGGCTTCAGGTCAACTAGGTCAATCGCACCTTTCAGCCCATTTTTCTCGGCAAACGCCTGCCAGTTCTTGATCGGCCTGAGATCGGTATTGCCAGCGTCCGAGAACAACCTAGCGATCTCCACGCCCTGCGAAGCGTCGTAGACGCCACGAACCTGCAGCGCCTTCAGCAATCCGTCTATCTTGTCCGAGCAGATATCCAGCTCGTTAGCCTGATCCTGATACAGCGTGAAATCAGGCACCGGGATCAGCGACTCGTTCGTCATCGTCGCAAATAGCGGCTTCGGACAAGGAAAGAAATCCTCCAGCCCCAACGGATCATCCTTGCGGTCCAGGATGTTCTTTTGCGACTTGGATAACCAGATCGCCTCCTCGTCCTCCTTGTTCCAAATCTCGTAAACGCAGGCGCGTTTCTGCTCGTCAAGCTCAGGGTTAGCCTTATCCTCGCGCTTCATGTCCTCTGGCGTGGCATCCAGCGGAATCTTGTCGCCCTTCTCCTTGCCGAAGCGCGACACGCAGGCATCTCGCGTCATGTAGACCTTGCGCCAGACAGCGGTCACTTCCTCCCACGTCCGCGCTACCGTGTGCCCGAAATCCTTCCAGTGCACGTAGTCAACCGGCGCGCACTCGTAGTCCAATTCCTCGTTAGGCGTGTCAACGTCCTCTGTCACCTGATCGCCATCAATGGGCTGCTGCGTAGCTCCAGCCTTGATGTGAGGCTCGTAGCGCGCCCATGACGTGCCGCGCCCGCCGAGGAATCTGTCCTTCACGGACTGGTTCATCGTCGCCCGGTAGTCGCGATAGTGCTGTACCTCGAAATCCAGCGCGCGCTCAAGAATCAGCGCGGCCACGCGGCCTACCGGATCGCGATCCGAGAAGCGCCGCGAGACGTCAGGCTGCGGCAGACGCGCGAATGTAGCCGGAACCAGCGTCTGCACGTTCGCCCACAGGATATTGAACCGCGAGGACGGGCTATCGGATTTCTCCTGCCGCTTCTCGTCCCGGTAACGCTTCAGAATCTTATCGACACGGTTCTCCCACGGCTTGAATTCCGTCTCGTAGCTCTTGATGATGCCGAGCCACTTCTGGACTTCCGATGAGGCAGATTCGGATTTGCGCTTATTAGCCATCAGCCTGCATTAGCCCGCATCAGCCAGCAGCAAAGAAGAACGTCGCGTCAATCGTATTCCCCAACGTCGCGTAGCAACCAGCAGGCGTGTACGCCGGAAACCTGTGAAAGCCAATCGCCGGAGTGATGGTTCCACTGATCGCCGTTCCTGCAGACCCACCATTTCGGATTACCACAGTGCCAGCCGTTGTGCTGTTCACGTAAAACCCGAGCAAAGTTCCGGGCACCACCGATACCACTCCGCTAGCCGCTAAATTGACCGGCGTCCCAGCCTGCTGAAATTGCGCCATGACTAAATCCTCGCTCTACGATTCACTTGTCTATCATGTATCGCCCACATGTCATCGACCGTCAGTGTGTTCTCCGGCCCGACCATGAGCGTCCTTACCTTCGGTTTCTCCTGCTTCACGATCACCCGCTCCTGCATGATCTTCGCACCCTCGCAGAACGCATCAGCCGCATCGCACGACCAGTCCTGCAGCGGCTCCTTGCTGTATTGCTTACGCTCGTCATCGTACTCGTAGGCCCAACTCCGAAGCGCGGCCAGCCCGCTAGCGCAGCGCGTGCGGTGAAACCTGCATCGCCTCAGCACGACCTGCCCGGCGTTGATCGCGTGACCCTTCATCTTCGACTGCGGCACCACGCCGACGATGCCCTTGCCATTCGTATCGAAGTGCTGCACGAACTGCTCAACCGCGCTGTGCCTCGCGCTAAACGTTTTCGCACGAGCATCGTGCGGTAGCCAGATACGCCCAAGGCGCTTTCCAGAGAGCCGCTCACTCAGGCGCTCAATCCACTCACCAGCATCGAGCCCTGCGTCCTCGTCATAGTCGACTAGAGTGAAGCCATCGACTTGCGGCTGCCAGAACCACCACGCCGATATATGCCGCCTGCCGATGTCGCTGCTGATCTCGATAGGCGCGCCCTCCGGATCGTACTCAACCTCGTCAGTGATCCGCCCTTCCTTCTCCGCAGCCTCGACGTAGCGCCCAAGGATCGCGCCGACGTTCGCCGCAGCCCAGTCGCAGAAATATTCTTGCCTGAACAGTTCGTCAGGCATCGTGCGCTTCTCCTCCTCAAGCACAGAAGCAGGCATCACGCCGGTATCATCGACAGTCAGCACGCTCGCGTACCAGTCGTTGTTCGCCTTCGCGTACTGATAGATTTCGTGCGCGTGGTTGTACCCGCGCGGCGTCGTGATAATCAGCTCGCTGCCGTTATTCATCGCGAGCGCCGGTCTCAAGAAATTCCGCGCTTGTGGAGCACCCAGAGCAAATTCAGACCACGTAATATGCTTAGGAAACGCACCAACCAGCGAATCATAGTTATCCGCACCCACCGGCTGCCAGATGCTCCCATTCGGCAGCAGCACCTTCATCTCGTGGTCCAGGTGCTTGCAGATCGGCCTCGGGAACGCCCACTCAACGAGCCGCTGTCCATCGGGCATGATCGCGTCCCAGATGACCTTGCGCGCCTCCTCGTACTTGGGCAGCGCGTGCCAGTAGAGGCCAACGTTCTCGAAGGCCAATTCGCTCTCAATGAACGTGGCGGTGCGGTCCTTACCGGCTTTCGGTGCCAGATAGCACAGGCTTTCCGACCTCCTTGGCGGAAGAAACCGATAAGGTCTTGTTGATACGGACGAGCGACAAAGCGTATGTTGATCTCAGCCACGCGCTGCAGGCTCACGCTCGATGATCTGCGTAACCGTCACGCTCTTACCGTCTTCGCTCAGCATCGCGCGCCCGAGCACAGCGAGCACCGCGACGTTGCCGATTACCTGCCAGCCGCGCGCCTCGTCGCCGGGCCATTCGCCGATGCGAATCAGATCGCCACGAATCTTCGCAGGATCGAGAACGACCTGGTGCACCACGCCTGTCGCTTGATGGCGCAGTTGAACTACGCAGCACACCGCGTAATCGTGTGCTCCACCTAGTGAAAAAAATTCCGCTGCGTCAGTGGGGGAGGAGTGAGCCAACGTCAGCGGAATAGAAAGGTCATGACAAATTGCAGCGGTTATTTACTCTCGTGAATTATGCGCAGCGGCCCATCATCGGCCCCCGTCGCCTCGATCTGCTGCTTCGGCTTGCCGTCAAGGCGGTCGGACACGCGGTCAAATCCGAGTGGATCGCCGTTCAAAGCACGGTCAATCTGTGCTGCGGCAATTTTCCGCAGTGTCTCGCCGTCACCGTCCTTGAGATCGCGCTGCTTGATCTCACGCAGAAGTGCCTGCTCGATGAGCCTAGCCTTCGCCGCGTTTTTATTGCCGAGTGGTGCGCCAGCGGGCAATTGAGTCAATTCCTATGAAGTTGACGCGGTTGATAGGGCTAGGCTTATACGCCGAGGGAAGGCGCATGGCAAATGAGGGCTTCTGTTGTGATTTCGACAGTGACCTACGAAACCTACGAAACCTACGATTCGGAGGCCAAACCGGCCTACGAAACCTCCGGGGGGTCTATAAGACCCCCGGTTTCGGAGGTCTGCATTTCGTAGGTCAAAGCGGATGGGAGCGGAGCCACACGTAATCGTTGTGCATAGCAGCATGTCCTGATGCCTGAAGCCCGAGCACGGCCTCGTTGACTCTCTTTTTCACCTGCCAAGGCTTAAGGGTCGGGTACAAGCCCACCATGCGTTCGCACAGCGCGTTGAAACTGGCCGTCAATACGCCATCAGGAATCACGCTGGTGCCGCCTGTGCGCTGCCCAGTCTCGGCTATGAGCGGACGTAGGTATTCAAGGACTAGGCGCTGATTCTTACCCAAGCCCTTCAGATTGGGCTTGCGCGGGATGTTCGATCCTTCGTGGCTCAAGATGCAGGTTGTGAGTTCGTCACCATCGGACTCGGTGCCGAGGTCTATGGGTTCCA